GAAGGTGTTACTGTTGTAGTTACATTATTTCCTGACACACTATAAGTTGATCCTACTCTACTTACAGATGTACTAGCTGCATCCACTTGTAAGGCAGCACTAGTTGTCATCTTATGATATATGTCTGCCCTCGCTACGCTTGCGGAGCTCATCAAAACCATTCCAAAAAGCAAGAGTGCTTTTTTCATGCGATCTTACAATAGTTCAGCCGTATTTATAAAATGAAATGTTATATTTACTTAGGTAACTATATCTAGTGTCTAAAGATAATATTAAGGTTGCCAGAAACGTATCTGATATGTGTTTAAATTGATTGTGCAACTTGCTACTTCTTGTCCATTACCATTAGCATGACCAGCAGCAGTTATAATTGTACCTTCTGATTCTTTATAGTCTGTATATGATACTGCATATCCTGTATTAACAAATCCCCAGCCAGGTACGTTAGGTGTCTGTGATTCTAATGTCATAGTACCACCTTTATATCCAGATCCTTTTATTTTTACTGGTTGAGTTCCTACTTCTGCGTACCATGTTGCACTAAATTTTAATTCAATCTCATTGTTTGGAAGACCTAATTGTTTTAATGCAGCAACGTCAATGTATATACCTTCATAACCTGCTGTGTCTGTAGTATTATCTCCACCCCACTGCATATAGGTTATGGATCCACTACCGTTTGTGATTTTATCTAATTTTTCTGTACCTACTGTTTGATTTGCCAGAATTGTAGGTTTAATAAACTCTCCTCTTATATCTAAGTCTTTACCATCAGTCCACCACCAATAGAACTGTAAGTAATTACAGTCAAATACGGCAGGGTCGAACTGAGCTCCCCTAGATTTTCCAATACCAAATGCTAACGGTGACATATCAAGTTACAATCGTGAGTGTTCCTACCATACCAGAGTGAGCTGTACACTGGTATACGAGAGTTGCTGGTGCGTCATGAGGTACATTGAATATTTGTACACCTTGCTGAGAACCACTTAGATATGTTGAACCATATGCTACTCCATTACTTGAATATCTAATTTCAAATGGGTGGCTAGACCCTGTTGTATTATCAAAGACGTATGTTTGTCCTCTTTGTAGATATAGTTGTGGGTTATCTGAGTTATTTCTCATTCCAGGCCCTGCAAATCTATATCCACTAGAACCATTAGAAGTTACTTTATATTTAATTGCAACTGTTTGGTCAGTACCATCACCGAGAGTTCTGTTGGTTGTTACTACACCACCCTCGAAGGTACATGTCTTTCCAGTACCAACTGTTATTTTTAAATTGCCAGGACTTTCTAATGTTGGATCCCCAGTGGCTCCAACCATATTAATATCCTTTACACCAAATGATTTTTCTGCCATTAGCCTAGGGGTTTTTTAGTATTTATTAGGTAAATTTAACTGTGAATCCACTCATCTTGAGACCTTTCGCATTAGATAATTTAAGTTGAGGTCTTTGTGGTTCGTCGGGAGAACCAGTAGGAGCATCCCATATAACAACGGCATCTCCACCTTGAAGACTATATACGTCTTCCCATGCAAAGTTATCAGCACCAACAACGGCACCATTATCATAGAACCTAGCTGGATCTTGAACACCGCATTGGTTCTTCAACCAATTTTTTATGTCTCTCCAAGTCCACCCTCTATTATATTGTAACTTAGTAGTAATCCATCCAGCACATGTAGGACATGCAGAACTGGTTCCACCAAAGTCTTTATCGTATGGAACAAGACCCAATCCAGCATAGGTTTCTGGATGAGGATATGTTTGTGTAGTGTCTTCTCCATCAGCTGTGAGTGTGTCATCAGCAGCACCATAACAATCTACTCCACTACCTTTATCACTGTAAGAGACTATTTTTTCTTTTAATTCTGTGACATTGCCTCCAGTTCCACCTGTTATATACTGATCATCCAATGCACCAATATTAATTGCTGCATACTCTGTACCTGCTGTAGATATACCAACTGTAGTTTTTCCTAATGATTGTGGCCACCCTCTTCTATTGAAGGTGTTATACATTGTAAGTCCAAATTCTAAATGAGTTGCAGATGTCAATGCAGTATTGTCTGCATCTGCCCAGTAGTTATTAAACTCTGGACTATCAGGAGCACATTGAGTTTGGTTACTATTACCAGCAGCACATACAAATATGACGCCTGCATCTGACATTTCTTTACCACTTTCATTGGTAGAGTTATCTACCATCTCTCCTTTCATTCTTCCACTGTCACCATATCCTCCAAGGACTCTGAAGAAACGAGCTCCATTATAGAATCCTGAAGTATATGCAACACCAGCTACACTACCATCAAGTGCAGTAGGCCTATACCAATAGTGAGTTCCATTTGTGAAACTACTAGACCTATATCCCCAACTGTTACTTGATAGTGTTGGGTTCTTATCTGAATTTTGTCTACCTCTTTGACCTTCCGAACGCCAATCATAATTTGGTTTATAGAGGTGGAATATCTTTATGATATCAAATTGGCCGTTGTCATTGATACCACAGTTAGAATTACCGATAGAATTTAATACCCATCTGTTACAGTTATATGCAGAACCATAGTTCTTACCAAATACTTGTCCAGCACATTGAGTACCATGATTAGTACCGTTGCTTGCCTTATTATTGTTATCACCTAAACATACTGCCCTTGAATAGTTAGCACTAAATCCTGTTACAGTACCTATGGTAGAAAATCCAACAGATCTATTTGATGAATTAGACCACCAATCTCTTGCAGCCTGATCAGTAGGGACAGTAGTTCCATCCCAACGTTGAGTTAATCTACTGCCTGGATTTGCATTGAACCAATCTGGATCAATATAATATGGCCCATCTAATAGTACATCTAATACGCCACAAGTACCTGATGTAGTTGAGATTCCACTCCATGTTAATGCGTTACCTGTCTTCCAAAGAGGTGGATCATCAGATGTAGTTACAAATTCGGGGTGTGCAATCCAGAAGCCATCATCAGCAACGATTGCGTCTACACCAGTTCCATCTCCTAGTTGATAGATATCTTGTTCAAATATTAAATGATCGTTTCCAGTTATACCACTAGTAGTGGCATCCCAAGGGTTATCTTTTTGTATATGTCTTAGTATTTGATATCCAGTTCTGTTCTTATCAGTAGAACCTATACCAGCTTGAGATGTTGGAGGTGTAGCTGGTGCAGTATTAAATGCTCTGTAATTTGATATATTCTTTTGGAACCTTGGTATATTTCTTGTTACACCAGTAATAACCTTGCCTGGATCTGGTTGGAATGTGCCTGGGTATGCTGAGTAATCTATATTAACGAATTTAACTTTCTCATGTTTCTTTAAGTCTTCTGCTTCCGCATCAGTTAACATGTATGTTCCTCTAGTATCACTGTGAAGTTTCTCATCAGTTACAGTGATACTTGCAGAAGGAATGTTATCTTCTAGTGAACCATCTTTCTTCAACTCTTCATGGATGAATTCCCAATCTGATTTTTGATAACATCCAATAGAATATGCTTTTTTACCAGTACCCTCTGGTACTGTAGCAAGACCAGTACGGTCTAGTGTTACGGTATCAGTTGTAATCATGTTAGATATTCTGTATAAGGGTCTTGACGAATCTGTATGTAGATAATCCAGAGATGCCTGCTTCAGGAGTCACACTTACAACTACGTTTGTACTTACAACTGCAGCAGAAATTGATACCTGTTGTTCAGGAGAGTACATAATGCCATACTCTTGAGAGTATGCTGTTGTCCCATCGTGCATGATGAGAACTTTCTGGGATTGTCTATATGTTCCTAGACCAATCATGAATGTATACTCACCACCTGAGTAACTTGCCATCGGAATGGAGTCTATATTAACTGGAGTGCCAGGAGATGCAGTATAGGTTCCGAATCCTGTGGTTGCAATTGATCCACCTCCAGTACCACCAGTAAAGGTTACAGTTGCACCAGCACCAGAAGCAGTTGCTGTAACACCAGTTCCAACGAAGTTGATGAATGTTACACCAGAACCAACAATAGATCCTTCTTCTTTAATGATGATTCCAGATGAACCACCACCACTAACACCAGTTAATCCAGAACCATCACCGATAAACTTAGTTGCAGTAACAACACCTGTTACGATAATTCCACCAGAAGATGCCTGAAGTTTGGTTGCACCACCCCAATTTAATTGTAAACCAGAGTCACAATCTAATATGAGTCCGCCTGTTCCTGTGTCTTTGATGTGGGAATTATTTCCGTCATGGAAGATGGTTAGGTCTTCGTTATCTCCGAAGAATAATTTCTTATTATCAGGAACAAATACTGAACCACCTATGGTTACATTGCCAGATATATCTGCATCGGCATTAACATCTATGTTACCACCGTATGTTGATACGCCAGTTACATTTAGTCTGTTGAATACAGATCCACCTGCGGTACTGATGCCAGGAATTGTTGCACTCGTACTTGCAGTTACAGTAACTACACCAGCAGATGCAGCTGATACTGCTAGGTTTGCACCAAAGTCAATAGTACCAATGGTTCCTACCAAAGTACCATCGTCTTTAACTATGATACCTGTACCAGATGCAGTAACACCAGTTAGTCCAGAACCATCACCAACAAATGATGTGGCAGTAACTACACCAGCAGAACTTACATTGGTTGCAGTTACTTGTGCAACAGTAATGTTTGGTGTACCAGTCAATCCTTCTGCGACTGTTGCTATACCAGCAGTGTTTGCATAACCACTGTTACCACCACCGCCAGGTAGATTGGTTAGGTTTGATCCATCACCATATAATGTGGTAGCAGTAAGGACACCAACCTTATAATATTCTGTTCCTGTTCCAACTGTATTGTCAAGATTATGACTTGCTAACTTGATCCAGTTACCAGCATGTGCGAAGTAGGCACTCTCTGTATCATGTGCATGAGCAAACTGTCCGTGAACAGTTGATGCTGAAGGTAGTGCCGAGTATGCAGACCATAGGTGAGGTAGTATGTTATCTGTTGCAGTTCCATCTAAACGACCAGATAGACCAAAGTTACCTACAACTTTTAGTTTATAGTCTGCCGTGGTAGTACCAATACCAACATTACCTAGTGTGTTGATACCAGTTGCATTTTGTCTCCAAATACTATCAGTAGATGGTAAGTTAGTAAGTCCAGAACCATCACCAGCAAACTTGGATGCAGTTATAACACCAACAGTGAAGTAGTTACCATACTCGTCTTGGTGTATGATTTGTCTCCAACCATTGTAACCACCCATTGTGGTTCCAGTTGAGACGTATGCTCTCTTAGTGTTATTTGCATAGGCAAACATACCTCTCCACGATGTTGCAGCAGGCATGTCACCTGTTGCGTCAAAGTCGAAACGCATCTTACTGCCTTGACCAGGCATGGTTACAATACCAATTGCAGAATTGATATTGTCAATAGTAATAGATGGAGTTCCTGTTAAATTCTGAGCTACTGTTGCTATTCCTGATGTACTTGCATATCCAGTTTGAGTTGCGACACCAGCAGTAGGAGAGTAAGTAGATACTCCAGCAAGGAAGGCATATTGTGAGAACCCAGATTCAGTTGCAACACCAGATGCACTTGCATATGTTACTATACCTGCTTGAGTTGCGAAGTTAGCACTGTAGGCTAATGTTGCCGTGTCAGCGAACCCAGCTGTTCCTGATGTGGTAGATACTCCAGCAACGTTTGCATATCCAGAGGTAGTAGAAAATCCAGAAGTTAATGCATATCCAACTGTATCTGCAGCAGAAACTGTTACATTTCCACCAAATGCATATGTAATATCTAAGTTTCTATCGAAGTTTATACTTTGTGCAACACCAATGAGTGTTCCACTATCTTTAATAACAACACCTTGACCAACTGCTGTAACACCTGTTAAGCCTGATCCATCTCCAACAAATGTTCCAGTTGTAATACCTGTTAATTGAACGTTACCTGATACAAATAAAGCAGCGGTAGGATTGGTTGTTCCGATGCCGACGTTCTTACTTGTTACGATTCCTGATTCTGCAGCCTTCGTCCAAGTACCACCACTACCTGCACTGACACTTAGGTTTGTTCCGTCACCGAAAGTATTATATATTTCTGAAAAGTTTGCGTTTACCTTAACAGCACCTGATGCGAGAGAGTCTCCAAGACCATCATTCGGTGTGAATCCAGTAAATATTCCCTGACGAGCCATGAAGCTTCCTTTATATAGAGTCCCTGTCTTCTATTTATTGATATAATAAATACGTATGATGGAAAGTCTCTCTGTTTTTAAAATGGACAATAACATTCAACCTGATTATTCTGGCGCATATGCCAAGATCTATGAAAAAGCAACCCCCGAATCTGGTACTGGTAAGTATTATAAGGAGGGTAAGCCTACGGCACAACAACTGAAGGCGAGAGAGAAGTACTCCAAGATAAAGGATCTTACCAACAAAGGTAAGCATAAGGAAGCAAGTGCCTTATATAAGGAAGATACTCTTAGTGTAGATGAATCTAAGAAAGCCAAAGTTGTTTATGACAATACAAAGTCACCTGATCATGAAAAGAAGAAGGCTGCTCTTGCTAAAAAACATGGTGGATACGACAAGATCAAAGGACATCCTCAGTTTGAAGAGGTTGGAAGATATAGAAGGTGGTACGAAGAGTACAAGGCAGAATTAAATGAGGGTTATTCAAAAAAGTTTGAGGCCTGGGTCAACCAACTCGTAGAGGAAGGTTATGACATTGAAAGATGGGCCGATAATCTTGATGAATTAGTAGAGACTTATATTAATGAGCATAGTCTTTGGGATTCCAGAGAGTCTGTTGTTGATGCATTACTCGGTGAGAATGCTAAGATGGCAGACAAAGCATATGCAAGAGCAAAGGAACTAGGACAGAAGAGAAGGAATTCAAGAGAGCATAAGCAACATGGATCCAGTGTAGGTAAGAATGAAAGGGCAGCATACAACTTATCACAGGCTGCAACTGATAGGAACAAGTCTCTAGAAACTCAGGGTGGTAATCAAACAGGAGGTGGATCTAAACCATTTGGTTATGCATCTCATAAGAGTAACCCTGTAAAGTCTAAGAGTAGTGGTGATACTGGTCGTATAGGTCATGCAAGGAAAGCAAATGAAAAAACTTCTGTTGGTAAGAGAGGTGGAAAACTTAAGACTCCTAAGTATAAGTTAAGTGCTAAGGAGAGATCTGAACATCCTAGTGACTCATGGAACAGAAGGGAATTGAGAGATCCTAAGAAGAATCCTAAGCATGAGGCCAATAAGAAATGAAGAATTTCCAAGAGTTCCAAGAGGCAACTCGTCTCAAGAAAGAGAAGGGTTACGACAAGGGTGGTACTAAGAAACCATCTGGTAAACCAACAGCAATGTCAATAGTTCTTGATAAAATCAGGAAGGAACATGGTCATGGTGCTGTAATTGGCCAAGGTGGTAGTAGACAACAGAAGAAAGTGAAGGGCGCCAAGTCTGATGCTGGTACTGGAAAGTACAAGAAGGCAGCAGACAACAAGAAAGCTTACGCTGATAAGGCGAAGAAAGCTGGATTCAAATCTACTCAAGATTACACCAATACAATGGCAAGGTATGGTGGTGAAGACAACTACAAAAAGGGGCGAGGTCTTGGAACTTAATGAAAAGTCAGTCTCCCGAAAACAACAAAGACTCTTCGGGATGGTTAGAGCGGCTCAAAAAGGGGAAATGGAAAACCCCTCGCCTGAGATTTCCAAAATTGCTTCCACCGTTAGTAAATCCGACGTAAAAAAAATGGCATCAACAAAACATAAAGGTCTTCCTGAAGTGAAAGAATCATTAGTATCCGTACTACATAGACTCAAAGAAGAAGGAGTCCCAGCAAGAATAGAGGGCCCCCAAAAAGGGTTGGGTGCTGCATTGTGTCCTACATGTGGACAGTTTGGATGTACAAAAGATCATGAAGCGGAGGAACAAGTAGAAGAAGGATCCGCATACGGTTTATGGAAGGGTGATGGTAAAGTAAAGTTGCCAGGTAAAAGACCATTGGGTACTAGTGGTACTACTGCACCTACCAAAAGACATCCAAGAGATCAAAAAGAATTAGACAGAGCACAAGCATACATTAAGAAGAATCCAAACTTCGGTAAGAAGAATGTTAAAGAGGAAATGGTTGATGAGGGTTTAGGTAAAGATCTTGCGAAACCAATAATTCGTGCAGGTATTAAAGTTGGTGGAAAGACTGGTGGTAAGGTAGTCAAAACTGTAATTAAAAAAGGTGGAGAGGAACTGAAGAAACAGGCAGTAAAAGTTGGTGGAGAACTTGCTAGTGATGCTGCAAAGAAGATCGGACAGAAGGTAAAAGAAAAAGGAAAAAAAGTTATTGGCCCAGTTAAAGAAGATGCAGAACAAATTGATGAATTAAGTAAGAACACTACTGCGAACTATCTCTACCATGCAAGGGTTGATAAAGATTTTGTTCACAGTAACAAGATGGGTAAGTATCAGAAAGCGAGAGATAAAGGAATACAAAGAGCAGAGAAAAAACTAGGAAAAAAAGTGAGTGATAGACTTAGGTATGTTGCAAAACATGATTCTGATTCAATGAGACAAGATTCAGGTAAATCAGAATACCCTAGAAAAATTAAAGTCAAAGAAGAAGTAATACCAGAGGCAAAGGTAGATGTTGGTAAGTCTCCTGAGACCAAAGAGAAGGACAGAAATGTTCGTAAGTTTGGTGTCAGTCATAACGTTGCTGGTCATGGTAAACTAAGGAGGGCACTCCATAGATCAAACCGTGGAGATAAAAAGATCAAAGGTGACAAGTCACAGTATGTTGAGACTGAATCCATGCAGTATGAAGCAAAGGTAGATAAGGGAATACCAGATTACAAGAGAGCAACTAA